TAGGCCGAGGGAACGACTTACAGAAACTTGACTTGTTCTTGGCAGGCGCTGCGCAAGTCGTAGGCCCCCAGGCGATCGCTGAATTCGTCAATGTGAGCCAGTATTTCCAGAGACGTGCGACAGCGTTAGGCATCAAGACTGCAGGACTCGTGAAAGACGACGAGCAGATCCAAGCTGAGAAACAACAGGCCCAACAGATGGCCATGTTGGCACAGGTGGCACCCCAAGGCGTTAAGGCGCTCGGTGACCAAGCTTTAGAACAACAAAGGCAACAAGGAGTAGAAGAACCCACTGAATAAAAATGGCAGAACTACAAACGAGCGAGACCGTTGAACCGTCCGTTCAAGAACAAGCAGCTGTTGACTCTACGGACTCAATGGCACAGGCCTGGGATGATAACCAGGAACAACTAGCGCAACAGCTAGGACAACAAGAAGACACCCCGCAGCCTGACCGCCCAGAGTGGTTACCTGAGAAATTCTCTAGTGCCGAGGACATGGCAGCAGCCTACCAGGAACTAGAGAGTAAACTTGGGAACCCTGAGGCTACACCAGAGCCTGAGGGGGAACAACCGGAATCTGTCAGTGCCATCAATGCGGCCACTGATGAGTTCATGGAGTCTGGTCAGTTAAGCGATGAGACCTTTGCGGCCTTAGAGAAATCTGGGCTACCAAAGCAGCTTGTCGAGTCTTACATTGCAGGACAACAGGCTATCGCAGACACCCAGGCTAACGAAGTCTTTGGGGCTGTTGGTGGCCAAGAAGGTTACCAAGCGATGGCTGAATGGGCCACAGAGAACCTAGACGAAGGGTCACTCGATGCTTTCAATCAGATCGTAGAGACCGGCACTGTGGAACAAGCTAAGGTGGCAGCACAAGGCTTGTATTCACAGTTCCGTTCGGCTAGCGGAGGAGCCCCTCAGTTAGTCCAAGGGCAAACCAACGGCCAAGCTATTGCTCCCTTTACGTCTTCGGCTATGGTCACTAAGGCCATGAGTGACCCACGTTATAAACAAGACCCAGGTTACCAAGCTGAAGTTCACCGCAGGCTCTCTGTGTCTGACATTCTATAATAATTAATAATTAATAACCCCATGAACCTAATCAACTACATCATCGACAACAAAGACACCCTCATTAGCACACTTACTGCTATCGTAGCGGCGGCCTCTGCGATCGCAGCGTTAACACCGACGCCTGCCGATGACGGATGGGCTGCTAAGCTCTACAAGGTCGTTGATTGGCTTGCTCTTAACGTAGGGAAAGCCAAAGACAAATGATCGGGTCTATCGTTAGATTACTTATAGCCTTCCCGTCACTGGGGAGGCTTTTTCTTTCTATAAGAGATGAATACACTAAAGAGCTTGCTAATCGCAGGCACAATCGTCATCGCATCCTTATCAACAAGTGGGTGCACGACGATGAAACCAAGTCGGATACCAGAGATGATCCAAAGGCTTGATGCCCACGACTTTGATAAAGAGGAGAAACAAACGATCTCTGCGTTGCTTCACTACATTAACTACTTAGAGAATGAGTTGTAGAGCGTGGTTTACTGATGACGCACAGTTACCCCCAGCTGCCCCAGTGTTAGCCATATGTGTCGGCCACAGTCGATACAATGACATGGGCGCTGTTGCGTGTGACGAAGAGACTAACGAGTGGACGTATAACCTCCAGGTCGCTAAGTCTATCAAAGAAGAACTAGACGACGCTGGTGTTCCCTCAGTGATTGTCCACGAGTATACTGGGAACAATTACTCAGAGTCTATGAAGAACCTGAGCGTTGAGCTTAGAGGACTCAAAGTTGACGCTGCGATCGAACTACACTTTAACGCTGCAACACCTGCGGCACACGGAAGCGAGACGCTCTACTGGTATAAATCTAAGAAGAGCGCGAAGTTAGCCAAGTGTCTCCAAGATCAAGTAGTAAAGACATTCGGTGTCAAAGACCGAGGGGCTAAACCGAAGACAGCGAAGAGCCGAGGCGCTAAGTTCCTAAGAGAAACACATTGTCCTGCAGTGATCACTGAGCCGTTCTTTGGGTCCAACGCAGAAGACTGGGAGATGTTTAAAGACAGCTTTGACACCCTAGGTTCTTCTTTGGCAGAAGGATTTATTAATTATTATAACAATGAAAAGACAGGGAGTCAGCTTACGCAAAGAACACAAGTCTAAGAAGGGAGGCCTCACAGAAAAAGGCCGTAAGTATTACAACAGGAAGACTGGTAGTAAACTTAAGAAACCTCAGCCTGGGGGTGGTCCTCGTAAGAAATCGTTCTGTGCACGCATGAGTGGCGTCAAGGGCCCTATGAGAGATGAGAACGGTCCTACACGCAAAGCCTTAGCGTTAAAACGCTGGAAATGCTGATAACTTTTAACCAATAACAACAAAAACTAAAATGCCCAAAGTAGGAAAGAAGAAATACCCGTATACCGCCGAAGGAAAGAAATCCGCAAAGAAAGCCGCCAAGAGAAAAGGCTTGAGGATTATGTCGAGACCTAAGACTAAAGGTTACTAAAGAATATTGTTAATATGAAAGGCGTAGCTCATTACAAAAAAGACGGAACGGTATACAAAGGACCGTCCCATAAGATGAAAAATGGAGATCTTCACACTGGAAAATCCCATGACTCAAAGAGTGAGAAACTTTTTCATCTAAAAGAACTTAGTGCTTCTAGCAAGAAATTGGCTAAAAGAAGTGGACTGTCTATTAAGAAGAAGTCGAATTGAAATAAAAAATAACTTTTAGTTAGAAGTATGGCCAAGATCTGCCCCAAAGGAATAGCATGGGCTAAGCGCACGTTTGACAAGTATCCGAGCGCCTACGCTAACATGGCGGCATCGAAATACTGCAAAGACCCGAACTACGGTAAGGGCAAGCGGTCTAAACTTAAAATCAAAAAGAAACGTGGGTGAACTAGCAAACTGGCGAAAGCAGAACTGGGTCCGAATAGGAACTGACGGTAAAATCAAAGGACCATGCGGAACCTCAAAAAACAAGAAAAATCCAGACAGATGTCTTCCATCATCGAAAGCGAAAAGCCTAAGCCAGACCCAAAGAGCCTCCACTGCACGCAAGAAGAAACGTGCTGGTGCGAAGGGGAAGCAGTTTGTTGCCAATACGAAGGCAGCACGTGTGAAACTGCGCATCAAGAAATAGAGCTCGAAGACATCGCCAGGGTCGTCTTTTTAGACCACGCGCAAGACTTAGGAAAGCCCCTGGTCTGCACTGTCTACGGAGTCATTGAGCATATAGATAAAACATTTATTAATATTACATCGTGGCATCCGACCTACGAAGACGACGATGACACTAACCGAACCACTTATACTATCATCAGGAGCTGCATAAGACAGCTAGATGTATTTAACTAAAATTTTCCCTGAGTCTAATAAACTGAAGTAACTAGACTAGTAACCACCAAGCCCGATGCGTCGGACAACTTGCGGCGAACAGTAGAAACTAAAGTCCACAGACGAAAGAAACCAAAACTATAACTATAACTTATTATGGCACTATCTAATAATCCCACCATTCCGGGTAAGGTGAATGGCTCTGGGGCACGCACTGCACCTGCTGGCGCTTTGTCAGCTGACGCAGCGTTGTTCCTTAAAGTATTCAGCGGTGAGATCCTCACTGCGTTCAACGAAACGAACGTAGCTAAAGACCTCATCATGACTCGCACTATCTCTAGTGGTAAATCTGCTCAGTTCCCTGTCACAGGTAACGCTGACGCCAAGTATCACAAAGCCGGGGACGACCTCCTAGGCTCTGGTAACTACTTGTCACAGATTGCTCACAACGAGAAAGTAATCAACATCGACGACATGCTTGTCGCTTCGTCTCTGATTCCACGCATTGATGAACTGAAGAATCACTATGACCTTCGGAGCATCTACTCTGCTGAGCTTGGTAAAGCCCTGGCTAAGCGCATGGACCTTCAGATCCTTAAGACATTGTTCGCTGCTGGTCTCACCACCACTGCTAACTACTCTGGCGGACCTACAGGAACTGAGCTCCTTGGCGCAGACACTATGTCTGCAGGAGGCCTTGTTGCTGCGCTCTTTGAGTGTGCGCGCACCCTTGATGAAAAAGAAGTTCCCTCAGAGGACCGCTTTGCTATCTTGACGCCTCTTCAATACTACAAGCTGCTTACTGCTGATAGCACAGCAATCAACAAGGACACTTCAAGTGGTTCTGCTGACGCTGCTAAAGGTAGCATTGTGGAAGTTGCAGGCATCAAGCTCTACAAGAGTCCACACCTTGAAGGAGTCCAAGTCGGCGCCTTGAACGGTGATGACGCAAACGTAGCGAACTCTCCATTCGCAGCCACTGCTGTTAACAACGACGACGCTGGTTACAACGGTGACCTCACAGGTCTCGCGCCTACTCAGTCAGGTTCTGACGTCGGCAATGTTGGCTTCGTTGCTGGACACTCGTCTGCTGTTGGTTGCGTTAAGCTCCTCGACCTTGCAACTGAGTCTGAGTATCTGATTGAACGTCAGTCTACTCTCTTTGTTGCTAAGTATGCAATGGGCCTCGGCGTTCTTCGCCCTGAGTCTGCTGTTGTGGTCAACACCACTTCATCTGCTGCTAGCTAATAGCACTCACTAAATTCATGCCTCGTCCTCATTAAGTTGGGGACGGGGTATTTTTTCATTTTATTAATATTATTATGCCACTCACTACAAAACTCGAAGCTGTCAATACGATGCTGAGCGCTATCGGTGAAAGCCCAGTGACTCAAATCACTGTCACTACCTCACTGCCTATCTCTGCGGTCACCGCGATCACTGTGTTAGACGAAGTTAGCCGCGAGGTTCAATCAGAGGGATGGCACTTCAATACGGTCAATAAGCAGACGCTTAGCCCCAACAGCAGCAATGAGATTGTTCTTGCGGCTGACATTATGCACGTAGATACCCTAGATCACTCTAAGGACATTGTGCAACGCGGAGGCAAGCTGTTTAACCGTGAAGACAACACCTTTACTTTCACAAGTGACATTGACGTCAGGTTGATGTTCCTTTTAGATTTTACTGATCTCCATGAACAAGCACGGAGATACATAACACTCAAAGCCTCAAGGGTCTTCCAGGCACGCACCGTCGGGTCTCAGGAGCTTGAGCAACAGATCCTACGGGATGAACTCAAAGCACGCTATAACCTCGAAGAAGCCGATGGCCAAGGAGCCGACAGGACGATCTTTGATAACTATGACGTTGCGTCTTGCCTCGGGGTCAACCGAAACTACGACATTCTCTAATGCCATTAATCAATACATCATTACCAAACCTTATCCAAGGGGTTAGCCAGCAGCCTGACGCTACGCGCTTCTCGGGACAATGCGACGACCAGGTTAACTTCATGAGCAGTGTTGTTGATGGATTAACAAAACGCAACGGCACTAGGTTTGTTAAGAAACTCTTCTCGACGGACGCTGCACTCTCAGCGGACAGCTTTATTCACTTTGTTAACCGAAGCGAAACTGAGCGCTATGTTCTCATCCACGATGGCACTAAGTTCCACGCTTACAATGTGCTCAGCGGTGACGAAGCGAGTATTGAGGTAGACGGAGTAGTTCACACAGGAGGCTACACGACTGCGAACACTTACCTTGATGTATCAGCAAGCACCACCAACGCACGGGACACACTTAGGGCTACTACAGTGGCTGACGGGACGTTTCTCATCAACAGAAGCTCCACCGTTTCAGTAGATCAAACTACGCGTTCTTCTTCATTAGATAAAGAGGCACTGATATTTGTGAAGCAAGGCGACTACGAGAAAGAGTATTCGCTTGAGGTTAACTATAGCTCAAAGACACCTGCTACTGCACAGTTAACATTAACTTATACAAGGGATGGGGCTGTGTATAAACTCAGTTCAACAAGTGCTGTCTCTGTAACTGGGGGTGGTGGTTCTGGGTATGTAAGTGGAGATATTTATAAAGTATTTTCGTATCCTACGACTAAGTCAATAGGTGGAGTATTGTATAATGTAGGACTCGGGGCAGGCACAGGGGACACAACTGTCAAAGTGACATCAGATGCAAATGGAACTATATCCGCTGCGTCTATTGAAGACATAGGGCGCAGAGTGTTCTTTCATAAACCAGGGGATGCTAGGGTTTCAAACGTAGGGGCGACTGTCTCTATTACAGTGACCTTAGAAGAGTCTCCGGGTTTAGGTGGAGTGACGCAATATGATAACACCAAGCATGTAACTATTTACTCGGAAGACTCTAGTAAAAGTTATCACGCGGATACTACTAGAATTACTGAAGTTTTACAAAGAGGACATCACAATACTCTGACCCCTCACTATTCAGCGGGGCATATACCTACCGCATTCGGTGGATTTGAAGACAGGTTTTCTGGGATAGGCGCAGGAACAAACGCCGAGTTTACATTGACCCGTGAGGGCAACTTGATTGTTCTTAAACGTAAGTTAGATTCTAGCAACAACGAGCAAAGTGACTTCAAGATAAAAGCTAAGGACGGACTTGGGGGCGGAGCACTAGGAGTCGTCTACAAGGAAGTAGGCGCAATCACTGACCTTCCTTTGTTCGCTAAGAACGGCTTCCGTGTCAAGGTTCGTGGTGATGGGGACTTGTCTGCTGACGACTACTACGTCGAATTTAAGACAGACGATGAGAACCAAGAGATCGGACCAGGCTCGTGGGTTGAGACCGTAGCTCCTGACATTCTTCTTAATTACAAGGAAACAAGCTTACCTTTGTTTATCACTAACACAGGTCTAAATGAATTTAAGTTGGAACACCTTAAGACTGCACCGCGCAGTGTAGGTGATGAGATAAGTAATCCGTTCGCATCGTTCTCTGACCAAACAATCCAGAACAGTGTGTTCTTTAAGAATCGTTTAGGGTTTGTGTGTGGTAGTAATATAATACTTTCTGAAGCAGGCCTAGGACGAGTAAACGACAAGGGGATCTTTGAGTATAACTTTGGCCGAACAACAGTCACAACTCTTCTCGACTCGGACCCGATTGACGTCATTGTTGAGTCTGACCGAGTCACTGACATCACGGCGGCTGCTGCATCCCAGGAGAACCTTATCTTGTTCTCAACGAACGGACAGTTTGTTCTGAAGGGAGAAGACCTCCTGACGCCTAAGACAGTCTCAGTGAAGCCCATCACGAACTTCGAGTATAACAATGAGACCGACCCTGTGTCAGTTGGATCGTATATCTATTACCCATTTGACTTAGGGAACCACACAGGAATCCGAGAGTTTTCACTGAACAAGACCACTGACGTCTATGAGTCTACAGACATCACTGAGCAAGCTCCTCGGTATATCCCTAAGGACATCACGTATTTCTCAGGGTCACTCTCAGAGAATCTATTGGGAATCCTGTCAAAGGACGAAGACCAGTCTCTTTACATGTATCGCTACTTCTTTAGCGAGAACAAGAAGGTATTGAGCTCATGGTTCAAGTGGGACTTTGGGGTAAACATTAAGGGCTTTGAGTTCATCGACTCGACTCTGTATATTGTTGCTACCAATGACACTGCTGGGGAAACTTACATCCTTAACATGCCTCTTAACTTTGATGGGGAAGACGAAGGGCTTGCTACACACACTCTTAATGGAAGCGCTGTCAACACATCTCTTGTAACCTCCTCAGATGACAATGTCACACACTTAGACATGCGTTTCCCTGGGATGGTATATAATAATAAAATTACTTTCCCTACGTTTACGGGAGGTGCCACTAGGCCGCTAAGGGCCTCTATGTCTGGGTTCCCTTTAACCCCTACACCTCCTCCTGCGCCTTTTACTGTTCCAACTTCTTTTTCAGTTTACACAGACCGAGGGGTATTTGTTCCTACTACAACAGATTCAACAGGAAGAATTACACTGTCTACTGCTGGCTTCGTCCCTGCCCTTACAGCAGTGTGGGTAGGCTTTAAGTTCACCAGTTCTTACACGTTCTCTGAGCAGGTCTTCAAGGCACAATCAGGACAAGCGCGGACACCTAACGCTTCGGCCAAGCAGTTCATCAAGAACCTATCACTTTACCACACGCAAACCTCAGACTATAAGATCAAGGTGACACCAGATAAACGAGCACAGTATACCAACGAGTTCCCTGCGTCATTCACGGGCACCGGAAGCTCACTACGCACTGAGCTCAAAGACGGATTCTTTAGGGCCCCTGTGTTTACCTCTAGTGAAAACGTAGAGATAGTCTTAGAGAACGATGGGGCTAAGCCTAGTAACCTCCAGTCTGCTGAGTTTGAAACCTTTGTCCACACACGGTCAAATCGCTATGGAGCCTAGTAGGACTTACGGAGACTGTTCGATCGTTCATGCGACAATACACCACGTCCATGAGCTCAAAGATAACCTGAGGCCCCACGATGCCCTAGAGTGCACACTCCTCGGTAGCACGCCAAAGAAAGCCTTAATGTTAGCCTTGACGACCGACAGGTCAACTTACACGGCGCTCGATGGGGACAAGAAGCCGTTCGCTATGTTCGGCTCAGGGCCTACTGAGAACGGTGGGTATATCTGGATGCTCGGAACACCAGATGTCACTAAGCACCGTAGGCACTTCATACGGGCATCTCGTGACTGGGTGCAATATATCTCTAAGCCCTTTGGGGTCACCTCTAACGTGGTGCTCAAAGATAACAAGATGGCCATACGTTGGCTCAAGTTCTGTGGCGCTAAGTTTCTACGCGAAGTAGAGATATCGTCTCAGGCTTTTTACGAATTTATTATTACAACTAAATAAACTACTATGTGTTTACCAGCATTCGCTCCGCTCGGAGCAGCACTACTCGGGACTACAGGAACTGCTGCAGCGGGAGGAACCCTAGCAGCTGCCACAGGGACTATGTCTATACTTGGGCCGATAGCCCAGGGTATGCTGAGTTTCGGCGCACAGGCTCAACAAGCACGCGCACAAGCCGAAGCGCAGAAAAGAGCGTCGATCGCTGAGAACGCGAGATACATGGCGCAGATCTCGGCGACACGCCAACAGCAAGCCGCTGATGCCCTCAGGGTAGCCCAAGAGGTCCAACAGGCGAACAGAGCGAGCATGGAGGCTATGGCGAGGAAACAAGTGGCCGCAGGTGCCGCAGGTATCAGCCCTGAGTCTGCGAGTTACCTTGCTGAAATGAGAGACTTAGAGAGACAAGTAGCCGAACATAGTTTTGCCTTTGAGCAACGCCAAGCCCTAGCTGACCAGTCGTATGAACTTAAAGCCCGCGACTTGGGACTCCAGACTCAACAGAATTTCATTAATATTAATAGACCGATTGACCAACCAGACTTCTTAGGGACAGCCTTGACGTCGGCACTTGGAAGCCTCGAATCTTACTCAAAGGCAAAGAACCGCCAGCTTACAATCGAAGCCCAGGCAAAAGGAACACCAAGACCAAAAGTATAAACTAGATGACACCACAAGAACTTCTCCAGCAACAACGCCGTCAGCAGGTCGATTTTAACTTATCGTTGCCTAGTGTCACCTCGCGTGAAATACAGGCAGGACAGTATTCTGTGGCGGTCCAACGGACACCCAAGGCCGAACAGACGACGCTAGGACGCCTTGCCGATGCCTTAGGTAAAGTCAACCCGATCATCGCGAAATACGGTGACGCCCAGATCGCAGAGAACGAAAGGCAAATCTTAGATGTCCAGCAGCAAATCGCGAGCATGGACCCTAAAGAAAAAGAGAGACTGTTTAAAGCCTCAGAAGCCGAGGTGAACCTCTCTAAGGCCTTCAGGGACGACTATGAGCTTAACCCTGTGCCAACCATCCGCTTAAAAATGCTGTTAGGCGCTGAGAAGAACGAAGAGTTTATAAGTGTTCTCGATGCGGGGGTTGAAGACTTTAAAAATAACTTCATTAGAGAAAACGGAGACAAGCCTAGTTACATTCAGGTCAGTAAAGAACTGGATACAATTACGCAAAATTATATGGAGTCGTCAGGGCTCAACGGTAAAGATAAGGGCCTTATGCGCGCCGGGTTCTTACAGGAAGCATCTGTTTATATTAATAAATTAAAACAGACGTTACCTTCAGAGATGGCTGAGGTGCACAAGCTAACATATCTTATACCGAAATTATCGAGAAAACTGGCTCGGCATCATAGACTACCTGGTGTGGACAAAGATCCAGAGGCCCTGAGAAACATCTGGGAATCGTTTACTAACAGCCTATCAATTTCTGAGAAAACTAAGGCTATAGATGATACTCTAGGACTTCTTAACTTTGACTCGGGAACCGATGAGCTTGAGTCAGCTATAGATTTTCTAACAGACCTGAAAGACGCTGGCATAAGAATCGGGAACCAACCGATAGATAGTGACAGCTCTGCGCTTCCTGACAGTTACTATAAAATCAAAATAGACGACTTAAATAACCTACGTAGCACTGTTTATCGTAAAGAAAAAGCAGAGGCTTTATCTAGAGCTAACGATTATGAGATGAGCATGAAGAAGCGCTTCGCTAAGGCTGCAGACGACAATTACAGTAGCGAAGAGCCTTATGTCACTGGTATTCTTGAGAAAGAAGAGGCATACATAAAATCTTTAGACTTAGGGGAATTTGAAGAAGCAGAAATGTTAAAAGGGTTAGGCAGGGCGTATGTCAACGGGTTCAAAGAGCTAAACGACGACATCGATGAAATGGAGTCAGAAGCAGACAGTGGTAAGTCTGGGGTTTCCATACAAGAAATCAAAGGAGACCTTAGATCTACCTTAGTGAAATCAGTTATTAACGAATTAAAAACAGACAGATTCAGCAGTATAGAGGTTAGAGATGCGCTGGATATTGCTGAAGGCTCTGAGGACGAGCTTGATTCATATAGAGACGTGCCCTTTGAAGTCTTGGGACTAGGAAAAAATCTTCGCACAATTGAAAATAAATACCTCCAGTTATACAAAGATAAACGATCCGATGCTATAGACAAGATAGCGCGTCTAAAGCCAGGCGAAGAGTTAACACTACCTGACTCCACTGAATCATTTAGTATCGGTGAAAACGATAATATTAAAAATAAGAGGAATGCTATACTTACTAAATACATGACCTCCCTTATGTCTGGGCTTATTGAAGAATCTAAATTGGAATTGATAGGTGCGCTTGAAAAAGAAAAAGAGAATAAATCTGCTGAACAGAAAGCTAAAGAAGAGGAAACAGCGCGAGTCCAAAAGGAAAAAGAGGAGCGCGAAGCGAGGACAGTGAAAACCAAAGATTCTATAGCTAAATCAAGCGAAATGATCAGCGTTGCTGGTGATAATACTTTTTCGTTTAAGAGACTTATAGGAACAGCTTTTGAAAGACAGGCCGTATCCATAGCTCCCTTTAATGCTTTTAGGACCTATGAAAAGACAGCGTTTAAAATGCCGGAACTCTACGATGCAGTAGAGCATACTATTAAATACAATCCGAATTCACCTGAAGATATGCAGGTGATTGTAGACGATATGTCAGAGATATACACTGAAGCTGTCCCTGCTATACGAAGAAACATAGCTAAAACTAAAGAATTACAAAGTAAAAGGTTTGATCCTAACGATGTTGTTGGTCAGCGCTTTGTAAAGAAGCGCATGGAAATCACTAATAATGTATTGAGAGCGCGGCGTTTATTCCAAGGCTACACTTACGATGACGTTATAAAAGCGATGAGCAACGGGGAAGGAGAACCAGGGTATCTCTTAGAAGGTGTCGCTTTACGTAATCCTAAAGAATTTTTCAGGTTTGAGTTTTCAGGGCTAGGAGCGCCAGGGCCATATCAACCTGACGTATTAGAATACAAAGCAAAAGCGATGCTCAAAGGCGCCACCGATGAGCAGATAGTTGAACTAGCGGGAATGCTTGGGTTAGAACCTGAGAGAATTAAAGGGTCCCAGAAGAGGCTCAGAGATTACATACTAAACAAGAAACCTAAGAAAGCTAAAGAGCCAGCGGTTACACCAAAGGTTACACCAAAGGTCACACCAGAGGTCACACCAGAGGTCACGCCAGAGGTCACACCTAAAGCTCGACCACCTATCCGCACAACGGCTGAACTTAAGCAAGAGCAGGAAGAACAACTAGAGTTGAATCTCGATGAACCTGTTAAGGCTGATCCTGAAGAACAACTAGAGTTGAATCGCGATGAACCTGTTAAGCGTGATCTTAGAGTAGAAACTACGATAACAAGCATACAAGGAGACAGCGGAATTTCTGTCTACTCTCCACAAAAGGGAGGAGATAAGATGGAAGGCGGTTATCCATCGTCAAGGCCCGGACCTGATGGGAAGTCTTTAGTTCGCACTGTTCAAGAGTATGCTGAAGGTAAGCATGACTACATAACACTAGCGGGGAGTCCAGCTTTCTATAATAAAGAATATGTTATACCTGATCTTCCTTATAAAGATCCAAAGACTGGCGAGAAAAAGATATTTAATAACGTAAGGGCTATTGTTCACGACACGGGCGATATGTTTACAACAGCCCCAGAATTCCGATTTGATATCCCTCTTGGAAAAGACTTAAAAAGGAAACAAATGGAAGATTATGAACTTCTTCTTAAAACGGACGGAATATCATATATCCCGGTTGTTGAGCGAAGAGAGGGAGGTCTAGTAGACCCTCCTGTAGACGACACCGACCCCCTACTAGATGACGGTGAGTTAAAAGGCACAGGGGTTCTACCTCGAATAAATTAAATAATATTAAACACAACGTAACACACTTATGGCCATAGAAGACAGCTTAATGCCTCCAAACGAAGAAGAAGAAGACGACTTGTTCCTCGATCTTGCTAAAGCCCCGTTCAGAGGTATCGAAGGCGCAGTGCAAGGCGTCTACAACTTCTTAGACTACGCGACCGGAGATTATCTCCCAGACTACGACCAGAGACACCTTGGGAGATCATCTACGATGGCCGGTGGTATTGTAGAGGGTATCTCTCAGTTTATCACTGGGTTCGTGCCTGTTGCGGGTGTGCTAGGTAAAGTCGGAAGGGTAGCTAAGGCCCGAAAGATGTTTGGGAGTGACGTCGCGAGACAGTTAAGCAGGGGTAGGGCACTCCCCGCTAAACAAATGGCGGCTATCAATAAGTCATCTAAGAAAGCCACGTTCGCTAAGAACTACGCGGCAGGTGTCGGCGCAGACTTCCTGGCGTTCAACGGACAAGAAGAACGATTGAGTAACTTCCTGTATCAGTATGAGATGTTCCAGAACCCGGTCACCGAGTATCTTAAGGCTACTGGAGACGAGACAGAAATAGAAGGTCGCTTCAAGAACGTCTTGGAGGGAATGTTTCTTGAGATCGCCGCTACGCCTCTGTTAATCCCGTTCTTTAAGAGTATTAAATTAATAAAAAACAGAGGGAAGCTAGTGGCCGAGGGTATGGACCCTGAGGACGCCACCGAAGAAGCGCTGTCAAAATCTGACCTGACACAAGACGAACTGTTTGGAGCAACTGAAGTAGAAGCGGCTAAGGCAAAGCGCCCAGGGAGTAAAGTCAAAGGAGAAGAGGAGACTGATATTGAAGCAGAGAAAATCAAAGACGAGCCTGACGAACCTAGTGGCTTTGATGGCCTAGGGCAACAAGAGTTTGACTTTAAGCTCGACGCTGACTCAGAGAAATCACTTGGCTTTGAAAATACGCCACTCAGAGACGGACAGAAAGTAGACGCAGAGGCCGAAGCAAAAGCCACAAAGCTTAACACGACGCTAGCTAAAAAGATAGCGGTAGGCGGAGAACAGGCGCTGCTTAGTAACATTAGGCTCGTGTCGTCTGAGAGTGACTTAGTTCCTCTTGTGCGGAGCTTGGCTATTAACCAGAACCTAGATGCTTTGCAAGGAGGGTATAGAGCCAAAACCTCTGAGAAAGAAATTCTAGCAGAAGGCCGAGACATGTCGGACATCCTAGGGGGAAACAAAAACGTCCTTGTGGCCGAGTTCAAAAAANTTAAACAGAGNGGGGACNNCNNCACANACCAGTTCAACAAGGACCAGAAGGCTATTAAAGTATTGAATAATGTCTTAGCACGAAAATCGAATGACTTTGCAATCGAAGCGCGTGGCCTCACCAAGGGGACCGACGAATACGAAAAGGCGGTCGCTGAGATGAAATATTTTCTAAATCTGACTAACGCATCACAGAACCTGTTTGCACAGTTTGGACGCACTGCTTCACTGGCGATGCTCCAGCGTAAATACATGTTCAAAGAAATCAAAGGCAAGAAGATCGACCCACTGCCAGACAACCTGACCCCACAAGACATCGCTAAGTTAAACGACCAGCGCCTCGGGAGTATGAGCGATGAGAAACTCATAGATCTCGTAGCAAACGCTAAGTCCGGCGATGACCTCGAAGCAGCAATTAACAGGATCGCTAAGGGTAGCCAGGGCAGCAACATGATGAACATGGTGCAAGAATACTGGATGAACTCACTGCTCTCAGGCCCTACTACACAACTAGTTAACTTGATTGGCTCTGCGGTAACTTATGCCGTAGGGACCGTCGAGAGAACACTCGGCAGTGCGTTGTCAGGTAACTTCGCGCTCACCCGCGCTACCCTACAGTATTCGTTTAGTGCACACGCTATAGCCGATGCGTTTAAGCTTGCAGGGCGTGCGTTGAAACACGGAGAGGCTATCTCGATACCCGAGGCGAAGCTCTTCGACGACCGAAAGAACTCGATAAAAGCTATTAACTACTCACCGTCTGGTGGGGACAACGCGTTCTCTAGGACCTTTAATTTCCTTGGAGAGTTCATTAGATTACCTTCTCGCGGTCTTATAGGAGGCGATGAGTTTTTCAAGGCATTCAACTACCGTATCTATGTCCAACAAGAACTTGCAGCCGAAGCGATTCAGAAAGGACTTAGGGGCAAAGAGCTTTCTAAGTATGTTGCAGATAGAGTCCAAGGTTACACCACTGAGACCGGAAGGATCTTTAACGAGGCAGGCATTAGGCGCGACGCAGAAATCAAAGCCGACAAACAAGATCTAAAGTTTGAAGAACGGCAGAACTTTATTGATAATGAAATAGTAAAAGCCACTCAGCAGCCGTTTGTTTTACCTGACGGCACAGAGCTCAGCTACAAAGACCGTGGCGTCTTGACTGCTAAAGCCGAGCAGATGGCTAAGATAAACACTCACACGCAGGACTCAGAGAACAGCATGTCAAAAATGTTGTCTAGGCTTACACAGCAGCACCCAACGCTTAAGTTTGTGATTCCGTTTGTGCGCACACCGACTAACCTGTTGACCTACGGTATCTCTCGGTCTCCGTTTGGATCACTCCAGGTCCTCAGTAAAGACTTTAGGGCCAAGCTTAGGAGCCCTGACGCTGCTGTGCGTGCCGAGACACGAGGGCGCCTAGCTACTTCGGTAGCCACCACGGCGTCTTTGTTGTATTTCTTACAGAGCGGTAAAGGACAAGGGCTCATCACAGGATATGGCCCTAAGAACAAAGAGCAACGAGAGTCCTGGGAGATGGCTAACCAACAGTATTCAATTAAAGTCGGAGACAAGTGGGTAAGCTACAACAGACTCGACCCGATCGCTACGATACTCGGCGTTGTCGCTGACATCAACGAAGCACAGACATACAACGAACTCGACGACGGGGACCTTGAGAAAGTCTTTAGTGTTGCCGCACTTGCGTTCTCAAACAACATCACGTCTAAGTCTTATGTTCAGGGGCTTGATAACCTCTTTGATTTCTTGAAGTTCAAAGACCCAGTGCGCGACGCAGAGAAGTTCCTAGGTAGTATCGCCGGAGGCTTTGTGCCTAACGTGATCAACCAGTCACTTAACTACGAAGAAGACAGACCACTGCGTGAAGCTCGTGGTATCATTGACCGCATAATAAAAAGAACACCTGCTGGGGGTAACCTGCCTCCACGGCGTAATATGCTAGGTGAAATCATGACAGTCCCTAATAGCGGAGGTCCCGCTGGTGTATTTAATCCATTATACATTAAAGAAGACCCAAAGAACGTAGTAGACTATGAGATTTCTAACCTTAGGTCTGGCTTCAGGCAACCATCGCGGTTCTTAAGGCCCGGCGTTGAAGAGTTAGATATGAAAGAATATTATAACCCAGAGACAGGCCAACAGTCTTACGATAGGTTCTTAGAGCTCGTCGGGACCTCAACGATCCGGGGTAAGACACTACGACAACGTCTAGAAACCATGTTCAACAGTAAAGAGTATGCGGCGTTACCAGAGGCAGACCTCAAAGACGAAACAGGAAGCGACAGCCCGCGTGTTGCCGCATTACGACGTATGATCAGAGCCTACCGGGGCGTTGCAAAATCAAAGATGCTCAGAGAAAACCCAGAACTCCGTATGCGTGAGATCGAAGCGATCCAGAAAGCACGGGCAGCTAGAACACAATAATGAACTCTTCATACATGCCATCACTAATTGGATTCACAGGACTCCTCGGGACGCTTACACTTGAGAGCGTTAATGATGTTGTTGCTATCGGCGTAGGACTGGCAACACTAACTTACCTTGCTATTAAAATCATTAAGGAAATTAAATAATATGGATAAATCAGATAAACTATATGAACTCCAGGACCTCCTTATAGACGAGTTTTTACTCAGGGTCAAATCAGGGGAGGCCACCACGGCTGACCTATCGACGGTCAGGCAGTTCCTCAAGGACAACAACGTTTCCGCCGTGGCCACCGAAAGCTCACCACTACACGAGCTAGTTAACGCCTTGCCGTTCCACGACGATAACGTAGACCGAATTGTAGACATGGCGTCCAATGAGTAGAAACTACAAGAGCGAATACGCTAACTACCACGCTAAGCTGAGCCAAAAGAAACGCCGAGCTAGCCGCAATGCTGCCCGGAGACTCATGGCTCGCAAGCTAGGACTCAGCAAAATCAAAGGGCGCGACGTCGATCACAAAGACCGAAACCCCAAGAACAACGCTGCGTCGAACCTAAGGCTCCAAAAGAAAAGCCAAAACAGATCACGAAATGGCTGACCTACGTCAACTCAAAGACTTCAGGAACTTTCTCTACCTAGTGTGGAAACAACTTAACCTACCTGAACCAACAACTATACAATATGAAATCGCGGATTACATGCAGCACGGAGATAAACGAGCAGTTATCCAAGGCTTTCGAGGCGTCGGTAAAAGCTGGATATGCTCTGCTTATGTTGTCCACCAGTTGCTCCTCGATCCCTCAAAAAACATACTTGTTGTCTCTGCTTCAAAGACTAGAGCAGACGACTTCTCAACTTTTACTCTTAGGCTTATCCATGAGATGCCACTCCTTAAGCATCTTATACCCCAAGACAAACAACGATTCTCCAAGATCTCATTCGACGTCGGGCCAGCCCCAGCGTCACACGCGCCCTCAGTCAAGTCCCTGGGTATCACATCTCAACTAACCGGGTCTCGTGCTGACATTATTGTGGCCGATGACGTCGAGGTGCCGAATAACTCGGCGACCCAGATGATGCGAGACAAGCTCGGAGAACAAGTCAAAGAGTTCGATGCGATCATTAAGCCCAACGATGACTCTAAGGTGATCTTTCTAGGAACACCACAGTGCGAAGACACGATATACCGACAGCTAACCGAGCGTGGCTACCAGACCCGCATTTGGCCTGCGCAGTATGTCACCCCTGACCAGAACACGAAGCGCTACGATGGTCACATCGCTGGGTGTTGTATTAATATTGATAATAAAGGAAAGTCAACAGAGCCACTCCGGTTCTCTGACGTGGACCTTGCTGAACGCAAAGTATCCTATGGGTCTGCAGGCTACGCCCTACAGTTTATGCTCGATTCTAACCTCAGCGACGTCGAAAAGTATCCACTTAAGATCTCGGATCTGATTGTGATGTCGTTGGACGCTGAGCTTGCCCCAGAGAGACTCGTGTGGGCCAAGGACCCGGACCTAGAGTGGGACGGATCGATCCCTAATGTCGGCATGACCGGCGATAGGTTCTATAGGCCTATGAAGACCCTAGGGGAACACATCGCTTACACAGGGACCGTTATGTCTATCGACCCGTCAGGGCGAGGCAAAGACGAGACAGGCTACGCGGTAGTCAAGATGCTCAACGGTTATCTGTATGTCACGGCGGCTGGGGGTGTCCAGGGAGGTTATTCTGATGAGACACTCAAGTTTCTCTCTATGACCGCCAAAGAACACAAGGTCAACGAGATTGTCGTAGAGTCTAACTTTGGTGACGGTATGTTTGTCGAGTTGCTTAAACCTGTGTTGCGCAAGGTCCACGCCTGCACAATCGAAGAGGTGAGGCACAGCACACAGAAAGAAAAACGTATAATCGATACACTAGAGCCAGTGATGACTGGGCATAAGCTGGTGGTCGATCCTAAGGTCATCCAGAACGACTACGAGACAAGCCAGGTGTATCCTAAAGACCACGCTCTAAAATACCAGTTGATCTACCAGCTCACACGTATAACACGAGATAGGGGCGCTGTGACCCATGACGACCGCTTAGACGCGCTTTCGATGGCTGTCGGCTACTGGAGTAAGCAAATGGCACAAGACGCGTCAGAACGCATCCTAGAGCGAAAGGAGGAGGATATAAGAAAAGAGCTCCAGAAACACGCTGAGGCTTACTTTAAGATCAGGCGCGGGGGCTCCGATGTTCTAACATGGTAATTCGTACCGCCTATAATGTAGGACCATAGGTAAAACAATAAGCGATATTAACTAATGTTAAGAACAAAAAACCGATGATTTTATATGGATGGGGGGAATACAAGATTGACAAGGGTAGAAATGTCCCCCTATAGTAACTATAGGTCAACTAAAGTCAGTAGTTAGTGATAATAATATTGAATATTACACTAAAGTTAGTCTATAGTTAGAGACTCTAAGTAAACTCTAAGTAACTATGGCTAAAGATCTGGAGAGTGTTACCGCTATACTAGGCGAACACTTTGAAAACTATGTGATCCTAGTGGCTGACTCCAAGCACAGTTGTAAGGTCGTCTTTGATAATCACTTTGCCGCCAAAGGACTCGTCAGTGTCGCAAAAAATGCTATTGACGATAGCTTTGGTTCTGGTATGAATTGCTTCGAGATCGACTTCGGTCCACTTTCAGACGACTGAGGGTTGGTCTCATAATGCTTCTTTTGCATTCGTTGTTCCATTAGGCAGGGCTCTTAGTTAACGCTGGGGGCCCTGTTCTATTTTTGGTAAAAATATCTGACACCCCTTATATAACGCAGCAGTTCGCCGCATTACCCCATGGTCGTGCGAACAGTTGACCTAGCGAACACCTAGCGCAAACTGATCGACTTCTGTTTGTCAGCGGGGCGCGCCTACTATCGCCAGGAAACGCGAGGGGGTGCCAGGGTGATCGATGGGTGAGCACTAGGTAGTCAGTGAGTGAGCGCCGGGTGTCATCGTCGGTGTGTGTCTTGGTGTTTGTGGGTGTTTTTACTTTGGGAGAACTACAGATGACAGAGGGATGACAGGGGGAGAACTACAGATGACAGAGGGATGACAGGGGGAGAACTAAAAACACCAATACAACCTACCGTTACCAAATGTCAACTGAGAGCTAAATAAACTAAAGAAAAAGCTGGAAGGACAAAAGGAAGCTCCTAGTATGATAACCAATGGCACGCGATGCCATCAACCAAAAAGTAAAAAAGCATGAACAAAAAGAAATATAAAGCAGAGCAAGTCGGTCTTCTCTGGATGTTGACCGGGGAGAACATAGAAGGCGCAGAGATCTTCGCGAAACTGACAGACATTCCATCGAGGTTCTTTGAGAACCTAGAGATAATTCCTGACACGAAGGGAGGCGCCAAGTGAACGACACCATTGATAACGTCATGGCTGATCTCAACAGAGCGCGGCGCCAACACGCTGAAGCAGCTGATCGTTTAGAATTCGAGATAACGCGCGCCATCGGTCTCCTCATGGATATACAAGGAGAACGCGATCACATGGAGTTGTTACGCCAAGCAACTCTAGATTTCACTGTCGTAGAAAGGGCAACCAGATGAACGTTTTTATTTTAATATTAATCATTATCATGTGGTCAGCAATCGCAACCCTCATTATCAACCAATGAAAACTACAGCGAAAACAAAGAGCTCTGTTATTGTTGGCAACCTTAAAGCATGGCGAGC